ATCTCCCAAATAATATTGTGAGGCTAAAGGATCGCTTGATTTAACACTAACTGTAATAGGTCTATCTAATGTATAGGCAGTAACCGCAGTTAAAGTAAACAATGAACTGGTCTCTCCATTAAATGGTCTACCATTAATGTCTGTGCCACCTTCCCATATTGCTTGAATAGTGTAAGTTCCACTAGAATTAAATGTTGTTGGAAATTGAGCAACACTATTAACAAAAGTTGAAGAACCTATATGTGTGCTATTAACATAAAAGTCTACAGGACCATTTAGGTTAGTGGCAGTGGTAATATTTGCTGTAATAGTTTGTGTTTCATTTACAACATAAGGATTATGTGTTCCACGATAAGCACTATTGGTAACATCAATATTCAATGGTTCAGGTAAATTATATCCAGAGGATACTGTGAAAACTGTTTGTGGATTTGTTCTTTGTGCTGAATAAAATTGTCCACTATCTAATCCACCCTGCCATAATCCATAAACACTATTTGTTCCTGGAGAGGTATAGATATAAGTAGCTGTTGAAATATTATTTGTTCCATTAAAAATAAATGTGCTTGACGTTAATGATTGATAATTTTGAACAATAAATGTAGGTTGATTACTTAGGTTAGTAGTTGTATTAATATCTAAAGTAAATTCAATAGGATAGCCCGCAACAAATTGATTCAATCCTAGATAGTTGTCGTTGGTCACTGTTAATGACATTGGTGTTGGGAAACTTAATCCTGTGGCCACTGATAGGCTTACAACATCACTGCTGGTTGAATAGAATTTAGGAGATACATTACTGCCTGGATAATAGGCTGTTATATCATAACTACCTGGTGCCAAACTTGTTGATTGTAGAACTGCCACATTGTTAGTTAATGTAGCACTACCAATAGGAGTTTGACCATTAAAGAATACCACTGTTCCTGTATAGGCAATGTCTGTTGTGGCTGTAAAGAAAGCAGTGAAAACAGTATTGACCATATAACTGCTAGGATTAGGACTAATGGTCAAATATAATGTGTCTGGCAATTCTTTGTCTAATATTTGTAAGGTTCTAGTAGTGGTCAAACTCAAATAACGAGGAGTTGATGTTTGATTGCCATCCCATACTGCGGTATAGTCAAATGTTCCTGTAGATAGATTATTAAAAATTGTATAGTCTGCTTGATTATTAACAACAGGAACTAGGCCTAACAAATTGCTATTGTAGTCATAGAAACTGATATTGCCAGGCAAACTTGTTGAGGTATTCAATGTAGCAATCATTTGTATATTGCCTTCTTGATAGATACCATAAGAGGGATTAAATGTTAGACTTAAAGTTGCGTTGCTAGTTGTTCCTGCTAAAACAACATAGTCAATGCTGGTGCTAACACCTTCATAGATAGTTCCATTTACATCTGCTCCAGCCCAAACTACTTGAATAGTATGGTCACCTGGATCTAAGTAAGGAATAGTTAAGAAACCAGCATTTTCAAATATTGTTACACTACCTAATTGTGTATGGTCTTCATAGAATACAAAACTACCTGTAACATAAGTTGAAGTAGATAAAACTGCTTCAAATGTAATTGGGGTTTCACCAGCAATAGCAGTTCCACTAGGCACACTGGCAGTTAGTGTAAATGATCCACCTAATTGTTCACCTGAGGCAACTGAAACTGTAACTGGAGTTAATTCTGTAGATTGACCAGCAAACTTACCTTGTCCAGGCCATACAGCATAAATTTGGTGTGTTCCAGTTTGTAGTGTGTTCAAAACCAAAGGAGCAAAACTAACTGTTTGGAATGTGTTTGTTCCTAGAGTAATTGTGGTAGTTGTTGTGCCATTGTTCCAATTACTGTAAAAAGTCACTGGATTTTCTTTATAGACAGCGGCATCACTTAGAGCCTTAAGAATAATAGGTTTGCCATAACTTGTAGAAGTTGAACTGGCAATTAACTTAAAGTTACTTTGAATGGTTCCTAAAGGTGTTGGAGGTGTAATTCCATTTTGTGGTGCGTGTTGAAAATTCATTATTGTTCCTTATCCATTTACTGTAACTATTGTTCTTAGGTCACCTACTGCTACAAATTTATTCAAACTAGGACTGTAGGCAATCGCATTTAGATTATTAGCAGTTCCTGATTGTCCTCTTTTCCATGTAGCTCCATTATCAGTAGAATAAACTACATGACCATTTCCACCAACTAGAACAAATTTACCATTACCATATGCGGCCGCTCCCCAAAGACTTCCAGGCCAGCCTGATGTTGACCATGTCCAATTAATACCATCACTACTGGTTCCTACACAATCATTAGCACCTGCGGCAACCCAATGTCCATTACCGTAAGCAATAGCCCCTAAACTATATGGAGCACTAACACTAGTCCATGAACCGCTATTATTTCCATTTCTTGTGCTGTGTAAGATTGATCCTGCTGATCCATTTGAACAAGCAAAGGCTACTAGATAACTGCTGGTTGTTTGGTCTGCTAAATTGCTTGCTGATTGACCAATAGCACTATTGCCATTATCATTATATTCTAAACTAACACTGATAGGACTACTTAGGCCATCATTGGTTACAGTATTATAATAATGGAAAGGTAATCCATTTACTTTATAGATAGCACCTTCAAGAGAACTTAATAGGTGTAGGGCATTAGCAAAACTTCCTGATTTATAAAAAGTATCACATCCAATAACAATTTCGCCAGTAATCTGCGTTGAACCACCAATTTCAAAATAATCACCTATGATATTAAATCCATCACCTGTAATAATATTATTAGTTGTAGTATTGGCTAATCGTCCCCATACAGATTGAACACTTATTAAATCATGACTTACTTGATCTTGATTAATAAAAGCACTCCAATAAACAGTTCCATCACCACCTAATTCATTACTTTGTAATGTTACAGCATTGGCCAAATTAATTCCATAAGGATTAGGAGGACCCATTTCAACAAAGTTTACTCCATCCCTAGAACGTAGATTAATTCCATTTAGACCAGTTGCTGTAAATTGACTTTGATCACCTACACTAGGTATATGATCAGGATCAGTAATAGTCCAACGAATATCATACAAATTATCAGAGGTTAATTGTGTAGGAATAGGACTGGTTGAAATTGTCACGACACCTTGACCATTAGGAGCACTGATATAGATACCAGGCCCTGCCACAATTTGTGTAACAACAGATTGTTGACTAACAGCACTTCCACCAACATGACTGGTATAACTATCACTGGCTCCTCCAGCATAACCTCTACCACCTGTAAAAGTCATTCCTAGTGTTTGAACACCTTGACTACCTACAGTAGTTTGATATACTGCTTGATTGGTTGTTGGATCAACAGGAATAGCACCAAGGTTCTGTCCATTGGCATTTAAGGTAACTTTACTACCAGCCCATCCATAATTAATAGGAGCATTATTGGTTATAAATGTTGTTGTGTTAAACTTATCTGTAGGAATATTTGCCATTTATATCTCCATTATGCGTAGTCATCAAAATTATCAACACTAGGATCATCCACTGGCGGTGGTTGAGGTGTTGCGTCTGCCACTATTGTTTGTATATCACCTGGTTGAGGATCACTAGTTGTATCTGCTCCAGTTGTTGGATCTGATGTTGTGGCAACAATAGTTGGTTGACTAACTGAATTGTCTGTGGCCACTGCTGTGCCATCTGGGGGCGTAACATTATTTGTGTCAATCTTAGTATCTGTAGGTTTGCTGAACCAACCATTTGTATAACCATAATACAAGGCTAATCCACCTGCGCCTGCGGCCAATGCTGGCCCTAATTGACTAAAGAAACTAGGTGAACTTTGATTGTTGCTGGCTGGCGGAACTACCTTACTACCTGCGATACTACCATCTAGTGTTTGACTACCTAGAATAACTGTTCCACTGCTGGTCCAACTAACAGGTTGGCTAACATCACTAAACACTGATGTAGAATTAGGACCTTCAACACGAGTTACCCACCAATAGGTGTTTGTTGGGAAATTGTTTACCTGTATCTGTTCATAGTATAAGGTAGTGGTGCTGGTGCCAGCAAAGTGTGGATATAGGCTCGCTGAATTATTAGTGTCAGCGGCATAATATTGTGTTTCATATAAAACAAAGTTGTTGGCACTAAATGTAGAAGTTGTGGCACTATACCAAAACTCCATAGCACTGACATTACCATACTGTGGAATATCACCTTGAATAACCAACACTCCAGTTGAACTGTTGCTTAGGTCAGTTCTAACAATAGGAGCATTAGGTTTACTAATATAGTTTGTGGCAGTTAATAGACCAAAGATATCAGGTGTTGGATAAAAATTATCTGGAACATAATAAGCAGGATTGCTTAGTTGATATATTTCATCATTGTAGGCCTGCGCTGTGATACGAACACTTAGGAAACCTTGATCATCTTTGGCTTCTTGAATCTGTGTAACCATAAAAGGTTTACCCAACATATAGATACCATTGTAGTTGCCCGCTCCCCAACCATACCATTCATGTTGAACAGCAATAATATCACCTGCGTTGATCTGTATTCCTGAATAGTCCATAGTGAAGTTAATCACTAGATCTTGGCGACCCATCCACATTTTCTTATAGCCTAGGTATGTTCCTTGGATAGGATCATTAACCATAGGATAAGAAATATCAATACCATTTTCTGGTTCATTAGGAGATTTTAAGTTGGCTGGCAACCAATAGTATCTATAGTCTGTTTGTCCAATAATATCTGCGTTAGGGAAACTGACTGTGACCTTGTTAGGAGATCCTTTTAGGTCAGTAGGCACTAGATTGATACCGCCAAGGATTTGACTCTGTGTTACAACAACCATTGTGGCTGTGGCTTCTGCTTCAGTTGCGGCTCCAGTCTTTTGTAATAGACTTTGATTTAGAACAACACCCCATTGTGCGTCTCTTTCATCCCATTGTAACCAACCATCTACTGCTTCTGTAAGGCTACCTAAATTAGTTAGGCAATCCTGTGTTGTGTCAATAATACCATTAACACCTAGATAGAATGTTTGTGTAGTTCCATCAGTGGCCACAATAGCATGTGTCTGTGTGCTGAGATAACTTACCTGTTGTAGGCTAGCGGTATTGATATTGTTGGGATCTACTCCACAACCATATACTGTGTTGGTTAGATAATCATAGATAACTTGACCTGCGTCTGGACTACCTTGAATTGTATAACTCAACATGGCATCTGTTAGGCCACTGGTCGTGCTTAGGTTAAGAATCTTGGCATTACATTCGCCTATGCCTGTCACGCCATTGTTAGCATCATAGTCTAATCTTAAAATTGCGAAAACGCAATTGGTCATTTTCTTACTAGAATCCCAAAGTAATTCAGTAGGTATACCAGCATTGCCTATTATACTGCTGTCATATTGGCCGCCTGGACCTAGAATATCAAATGCTGTAAGTGTGCTAGTTGCTGTTGTTTGTGTTTCAGTATTATTGGAGGGAATACTATAACATTGATGTTGAACACCAGTAGAACTAGAACCATTGTTAAAGAACCACATGGCAATATGTCCACCTGGACCTTCTTCAACTATGCCACCAATACGGCTGGCCTTCTTAGGTTTAGTCCATACACCATTAATTTCAGCACCATCTTGTGAACTAGAATTAAACAACAATAATTTGTTGTTATACCATACTTCATCAAAGTGAATATTGCTAGTGCTATTGGTTTCACAGAAGGCCAACACATACCACATGTGTTGTTGGTCAATACTGATAATAGCATCCACAATTATAGGTTTAACATAGGTATTGCCATAGACCACGGGCAGTTTATTATCCGTGTAGGGTGCTAGTTGTATTTCTCCACCTGGATTACCACTACTAGCAGGAGGTTTAGGTGTTAGTAATTGTGCTAACGCATAGGCAGTGGCCAAACGCACAGCCATTGTGACTGCCGCGGCGGCAAAACTACCTGCTTCTAAGTCTAGTGCTCCAACGATCAGTGCGGCTGGCATTATCTACTCCAAGTTTCTTCTAGTTTACTGAATCCAAATCTTTCATAATTTAGATCAGGGCTTGTAACCATTTTGCTAATGGTGTAGTATTTGATCTCTCCACCACGCTTCATAAATTCACATGTGTCTACATAAGCAGTTAATAATCTATAACCTGCTGAAGTATTGCGGCTTTCTGGATTGACCCAATAGGCCAATTCATTCATACACCAAATACTGTTGTCCCAAATGTTGGCGCTTTTGATAGCAATCAACATGCCTGTTAGTTCATTGGCTGGATCTTCACTGACAAACACAATGCCATGTCCATCCTCTAACACTCTTTTTAATATTACTCTAACAGCCTTGTCACTGGCATCATGTAGATCTTTTAATGGACTGTGTTTTTTATATTCTTGAAGCATATTAATAATGTCTTCAAGGTCATCTATTGTTCCTTGTCTTATCATAACGGCAAACCAAAGTTAAATGTTGTTCCACTAATTGCTTGAACACGATCCATACTTGAATCATACGCAGAGTTTTGTGGAACACCATTAGTATCATAGTTAGGATTAACATTCTGTCCTGTGATAGTATTCCAACTTGCGCCATTAGTGTGACGACCAGCAAATCTATTTTCTAAAACTGTCTTATATGAACTGCACTGTAGAACTAGGGTAAAGGTATCAATTTCCATTTGACGATCTTCAGCAATATGATAACTGGTCACAATGCCTGTGTATCTCAATTGTGGAAGATCTAATAGTTCATATGTAGGGCCATAAAAGCCTCTCCATATTTCAATCTTACTGCCTTTTAATCCTGCGTGATAACTGCCTAGAATAGGATTACCACCTGAATCATAATTTTGTCCAACTTCAAGAATTTGTCCTACCTTAGTTTGATCAATACCAATTAAGGTTATCTGTGTGTCATAAGCGGTGGCTGAAATGTCACGCTGATGACCACTAACACTTAATAGACCACCTAATGGCGTAAATGTTCCTGTAAAGGCATTGCCACTAAATGTTTCTGTTTGATAACTGTTAGAAAAACAATAGGTAGTTACTGTAGATATCTGTGGATTGTAAACAGTCACACGAACAAACTCGCAATCAATAATGCTAGTAGATGTTGATAGATAATTTGTTATTGTTGTGCTTAGATTACTCATTAGGCATTACCTGTATATTCATATAACTTAAATTCACTTGACCAATTAATTATAGCGTTAGGTCCACCTGATGTTAATTTATAGGTTGGCATATTCTGACAGAACATTTGAAATTGGCATTGATTGCCAACATTGATCTTTGCTCCTACTACATTGCCTGTGATAAAATTAGGACGATGTGTTGTTAGAGTAATTGAAGTTCCTGTTCCTAATTTAACATCATAGCGATTGGTAAATGGGAATGGGTATCCCTGTATCTGTATAAAATCACCTGCCTTAAACATTATGGCATTTTGTCCACCTGTTACCTGTGCCGCACCTGGCAAGGTAGTTAAGACCAATTGATTACCATTGAAACTTTGAACACTCATATTGTTCAATAGGCTGTAATTAGGGGTAATGCCATCTGCTAGTCTAACATCACCTTGATAGGCAAAGATATAATTTAATCCAGCACTGGCAGTTTTACCAACATAGTTTAAATTGCCTGGAACACTAGATGTTGTTAAACTATTGAAACTGATAATTTCAGGAGTTGTTCTATCCAATAGGTCAATGGCTTCTAATAGTTGTCTATTTTCACTATAGACTAGAGCCGCTGATATTCCAACATTAAACTTCCATGGATTGCGTGTAGGTGTTTCGCTGGTCTTGGCAATTTCATTTCGTGTAAATTGAACACCAACTACCCTACGGCGATCTATTTCTAGTGTTTCAGCGTGATTAATAATTGTTTGTAAACTCATTATCTAGTCCTCATTGGTAGTTCGCGGCGTGCTTGTTCAGTATAGGCAAACATGGTCATACGGTTTTCTTGGAACATCTGTGCCATAGACTTGCTGTCAATAGCATTAATGTTGTAGTTGTGTGTAACATTCTGTCCACCTAACATGCTTTCTGTGTTAGCGGCATTGGTTACTGTTGCTGGGCCTTTGATTAGTTCTGGACCATTTTCACCAACAAGACTGAATTCATTAGGACCAACTGTTCCACCTGATGCCTTGCCACCAATACCAAAGAAACTCATTAGGCCTGTCATTGATCCGCCTGTGCCACCTGTGCTACCAAACATACTAAACAATGAACTTGTTGCGGCCTTGATTTCCATTTTAATGATATCAGTGATAATAGCATTGGTCATGTCTTGGAAACTAAATTTGCCTTTGGTTACCATACTTTCTAAATAATTTTCAATATTGCTAGAGAATGATTTGAAAGCATTGTCTGCTAATTTGGCACCATTGGTAGCATCATCTTGATATTGTTTGATCGCACCATCCCAAGCAGTGGCAAAGTCTCTTGATTGCTCAATGTTTTTTTTCATCTGCTCTTCATTTAATTTTAATTGGTCGCCTAGTTTTTTCTGGGCATCTTTGAATTCATCAGTTCCTGTTACATCATAAGCAGAACCATATTTTCCTTGTAGGGCAACTTTGACATTTTCCAATGCTTGATCATATTGTTTCTTAAGGTTGGCCAATTTCTTTTCATCAGCAGTCATGCCATATTCAGTATATTCAATCTGAAGTGCGCTGAGTTCATCAACCATTTTCTTTTCAGCCTTGAGAATTTCAAGGTTCATTGATTCTGTTACCTTGGCATCTGTTAGGGCTTTGGTCTTGGCCTTGATAGCATCTGCCTGGCTTTCATAAGATGCCAATTCTTGTTTTAGAATAGCAATCTGTCCACCAAAGTTTCCGCCACCTCTAGTGTTGGCCTGTTCTGCTTGTAGTTTGGCAATTTGACCTTGTAATTCTAAACGCTTGCGTTGATAGGCCGCATCAGCATCAAATTCTGCTAGTTTACTAGCACGAACTGCTTCTGTCTGACCTACTAATTGTGTTTCTAAGTCTAGGCGTTTTAAGGCTAGGTCATTGTTTAATTGTAATTGATTAAATTGATTCTTTAGACTTTGTTCAGCACCAGCACCAGGATTAAGATTGCCTTCTGTCATGGCAGGCATGGCTTTATTTTTTAGATTCTTAGCATCAGCATTCTTTTTCTCTGCTTCTGTATTCTTATCTACAGCCTTGGTTGCCTCATCTACCTTATTGGTAACAGCATCTACACCTTCTGCGGCAACATAAGCGGCCGCGGCTCCTACACCTAATTTAACTAGGAAACTGGCAATGGTGCTTAGACCACCTGTAGCCGCCGCTTCAGCAGTGGCCAAGGCATATAGTTCACCAGTTAGGGCAACCACTGCTTCACCAATACCAAATATAACTTTGGCCATACCTAAGGCAGACAATGCGGCAAAGGCTTCTATAACCATTAGGGCCGCTTTATGAGCACCTTTGAATCCACTGGCCTCATCGCCTACCATTTTTGTTAATGGATCAAGTATCTTTAGAACTTCAATTTGAACAGCGGCAAATGCGGCTTTCAAATTCTCCATTGTGGCCTGTGCGTGTTCTGCGGCTTCTGCGGCTTCGCCCATTGTGCCATTATTCTTGTCTAATTCAGCGGCTAGTTTAGCAAGGTCAATGTTAGCCGCTCCGCGACCAAATATTTCCATGGCCTTTTGTGCTCGCTGTGCTGGATCTTCTATAGCGGCTAAACTGTGAACTAGTTTATTAAATGTTTCATCCGCAGAGTGTGTGCGGAAATATTCATTGCTGGCTCCTAGAGTGTTGAAAGCATCACGCAATTTCATATTGCCATCTGCAGCATCTTGTGCGCCTTTCAACATCTTGTTCATAGCAGTAGAAACTTTTTCACTGCTGACACCTACTGCTGATGCTGACTTGTTGATTTCCAACATTGACTGTGTTGTAACACCAAACTTCTCAGCGGCATCAGCGGCACTGGCTCCAGCATTTATAGCACCTAAAATGAACGCTCCAAAGCCCACCCCTGCTAGTGAACTGCTTAGACTGTTTAATTTGCCACCTAGGTCGCTAACATTCTTACCAACTTTATCAAAAGAATCGCCCATCTCCTGGCCTTTCTTTTTAATATTGTCAGCACTGGTGTTAACAGCAGAGTCTACCTTTTTTAAGGTGCCTTGAAATTGTGAGTCATCTAAGACTAGTGTTACTGATATATCTGCCATTATCTTTTTCTCGCTAATTGTTGAACAATCTGTGGTATAATTTTCTTAGCAAACTCTTTAGTTGGTTCACTCATACCATCAGGTGCTTGAACAGAACCCCTCATCTGTCCATCTCTAAAACCACGGCCAGCATCTAGAACAAAGGCATAAGGATAGTTGGCTTCAATCTTATTGCCAATAAGTTGTGTAGATGCTTGTGCGTTGCCAGAAGCCTTAGGAGTAATCTTTTGAAACTCCTGAAAAAGTTGAGGCATAGCAATTCGTTGGATATCACTCAAGTCGCTTAACTTGGCTTTGAACTGCGTATTGTTAATTCCAAATTTAACTGTCATGGTCCTCTAACCTTTTTCAAGGCTTCCTCTAAAACATCCTGTCTAATCTCTGGCATTACACCATTGGCTTTGTTATGTTTGTATCTTTCATAGGTTAATGCTATATCAAGAACATCCATATCCCACGATGTAGCCCTAGACATTACTTCACTAGGCAGTAGACCATATCGTTGTCCCATACGGTCTAAGGTTACGGCTACATATACCTCAGGCCCTTGGGGATCATAATCCCCGCCAGTTATTTTCCCAATACAGAAACCATCTTAGTCAGAGTGGCTACCAATACCTTTCCAGGTAATATCATGCCATCCTTCATAACAGGATTTCCATCACTATCCATAATCAAATCACGCATGACTTCAACCAACTGACCAAAATCTTGACGATCGCTGGTAGCAACCTTAAGGAATACATCCATAGGTTGACGATCCCATGTGTAGAAGTCAAGGGGTTCTCCATAGGTTGACACAATGTCTGCGTCATCCAATGTTACTTTGATTAGTTGGGGTTTTGCGGCTAGTTGCGTTAGGTTCATATCTTTATATCCTTTGTTTCAAATGGTGTATAAGGGCAAGGATAAACTTTTGTCTATTCTGCGCCTTTTCTAAATCCTGTTGAGCATGTAAGACTTCACTAATTGTTTTAGCGACTTCTCCTTCTAGGCTCTGTAATAAATCTTCTAATGAATGATCATTAAAATTCATAACATCATATCCTTTTTACTATTTACAAATAGGAAGGGGATACCCTAAGATATCCCCGCCTTTCTAATCAAATTAGATTAACTAACTTGATTAAAGTTACCATCTACTTCAATTACCAATGGTGATAACCAAACTGGTTGATCTGGGTTAACTTTAGGAGCCAAACTTGCTAAGAAGCCTGAACCTGTAGTTACATGGGCAACTGATGTGCCACCGCCCCAGTTAAACTGGAAGTATACTCTGTCTTTATTGTTACTTAGACCTAACAAACCTTTAGAACTATTGCTTCCGCCTACTGATGTAGTAAAGAAACTAGCATCGTCAAGAACGATGTTAAAGTTCAAACTGTTTGTTGCTGGTGTTGTAACAACATAACGACTAGTTTGGTCAAGTTGAACCCAACGGAATGTTCCATTACTGTTTGTGTAAGTAATGTCTTGTAACGCTGGAATTGCTATCACATTTGTCGTAGTGCTTGTCCAACTACCAATTGTAGCAAGACTAGAAGTGCTTGCTGAAATCAATAGCGAGACAAAGTTACTAGGACTAGATACATTTAGATTTGTTGTAGCCATTTTATTTTCCTTTTATATAACTTGTAATTGTGTGAGATCAAAGACTATCTTATATCGTTCTGAGTTCTTCACATACTGTTGTTCTATGTTTACCTCACGCTGGAAATATCCACTAAACAGGGAATTGTCTAAAGTGGTATAAAATAACCCTAACAGATTAGTCACAAATGGATTAACCTGTTGGGTCACTAGATACATCTCTACACGATCCTTGACATAGTATATCTTTCCACCAGGATTGATACCTTGCGTGTGAATATTTCTTTCTGCTTCATAAACACGGCTCACATAGATTCCTTCAGAGATTTTATTCTCATCACTAGGAAACTCTGTGAAGACTTCAACCAGG